GATTAACCAGCAAAGGATGGAAAGTCATCGCAGGAGACTTCAAGAACTTCGATGGGACATTGCTCCTCCACGTCCTCGCGGATGTCGTTGAGATAATCAACGCTTTCTACGATGATGGAGAGGAGAATGCTCAGATTCGGAGAGTCCTGTGGAAAGAGGTTGTCAATTCCATCCACATCACGGATGACAACATCTACTTCTGGACTCACGGCCAACCTTCGGGCTGTCCGATCACTGCCATCTTGAACTCACTGTTCAACTCCATCTCCATGCGCTACGTTTGGCTTGTCGTGGTTCCCCAAGAACTGCAGACAATGAAGGCCTTCAACGAGCATGTGGCGATGGTGTCGTACGGCGATGACAATTGTGTCAATATCTCCGACGCAGTGGTTGATATCTTCAACCAGATCACCATTGCGGAGGGATATGCCACAATTGGCATGACGTACACAGATGAGGCCAAGACAGGGGAGATGATTCCGTATCGGAGTATTAGCGAGATTGCTTATCTGAAGCGTACTTTCACGTACAATAATGATGAGAAGCAATACGTCGCCCCACTGGAACTTGGAGTCGTGCTAGAAATGATCAATTGGATACGGAGTGACTTTGACCAAGAGGAGGCAACAGCTGAGAATATGCAAACCAGCGCATTTGAACTCACCCTCCACGGACGCGAAGTCTTTGAACACTGGATTGGAAAATATCGTACCGCGAGTCACATGTTCTCCGAGCGGCCACTCTTCCTGACTTTCGATGAATATCGAGAAGTCGAAGCCAGGAAGTATGGACGTTTGGCGGCATGTTCGCTCGCGTAGAAAAACCACAGCTAGGGGCTCTCTCTAATCACCGCAAGGAGTAGAGCAGCAAATCCCGGTCTGGGGTTATTTCGTGGGAATATGTGGAAATTTGTTTTAGAATTTTCTCCCCATGAAATAAGTGGAGATTCGTTTTAGAATCTACTTATCGATGTGTGCCACTTAAAATATAGGCTATTGATTCGGTGGTTTAAACCAGATTAGTTTAATTGTGCATCTGGAAGTTTTATAACTCAAACAATTGCTATGACACAACATAATGAAATATCTGAACTCGGACCAATGAACGACACACAACAGATCACGACCTTCGTAGACGACGTTAATATTGAGACATATGAGAAACCTATGATGTCTTCAGTCACTGCCTGGACAAAAATGGCCGAAGATGAGAAGTTGCATGATATTCATGCGGTATTGAAGAGACCCGTAAACGTAAAGAATGGAGTATTCTCAGTGACCTTTTCTGCTTTAAAATTGAAGTTCCCCGACATTATTTTCCAGAAATCAGCGAACGTTGTCAAGAAGCTAGACTATTTCACCTTTTTCAGAGCAAACGTCAAAATTCGTCTAGTTTTCAATGCCACACCCTTCCAAAGTGGCAAGTATTGGATGTTCTTCGCACCCTATGATGCTGTGTCAAACAGATCTGCGCGCCCAAGCTCGTTGCCAAATTGCACGGGTTACCCCGGCGTAGAGATCGACCTGGCTTCAAACGCCCCAGCAGAGATCAAGATCCCCTACTGCGCTCCCTTGTCGCATTACAACCTCATTGACACTCATTCCAACATGGGAGAGATGTTCCTGATACCCCTGAACCCAATTAGAATGGGTGTTGACTCGGTTTCCGATGCAGTTGGGGCAACATTCAGCGTCTTTGCATGGTTTGAGGACATTGAGCTCGCGATGCCAACTTCACTACCAGTGACAGTTCCAGAGGAACAAGTTGGGGAGCTAGTAGCTCAGGTCGGGAAATCAGAGGAGCACTCCGCCACATCTGGACCCTCTATTTCCGGAATGGCAGGAGCTGTTGCCACCGCTTCCAGCGCACTTGGAAACATACCCGTGCTTGGCCCTTGGGTCCGGCCCGTTGAGTGGGTTTCCCGTGCAGTGGAAGGAGTGGCATCGACATTTGGGTGGAACAAACCAACCAATCTGGACAAAAATTGCCCCTATTCGAACATAACGGCAAAAGGATACACGAACGCTGACGGAATCGACCTATCGACCAAACTTGGCGCAATGCCCGACAATGGACTGACATACGAGAAAGGCTTATTTTCGACTGACGTAGACGAGATGGACATCAAGTACGTGGCTGCAAAATCATGTATCTACGCGGATAATATCAATTGGGACTTGAACAGTACGGAAGGAGAACTCTTGCACGCCGCCCCCGTTGCACCAGGCATCACAACTGGCTCAGCAACCAACATGGAACCCACCACTCTCGCATATCTAGCCTCGATGTTCAGATATTGGCGAGGTGGTTTGAAATTCAGACTCACGGTGGCTAAAACAGCATTTCACACAGGCAGGCTCAGGATCACTTACCATCCTGGAGTATACGCACAAAGTTCAGACATGGTTCTTGAGAACGCGTACAACTGGATTCTGGACCTCTCAGTGTCATCTGAGTTAGAGTTTACGATTCCCTACGTGTCCAACGTACCCTGGAAAGAAACATTGGTAAATCCCTTCGGTAACAATTATTGGGCTGACAAGGAACAATTCATGACAGGAATCATCACGATCACAGTACTGACACCATTGAGAAGAGCATCTGACGTAGTAGCAAACGACGCACCCATCAACATGTGGGTTTCAGGAGACGATGACATTTCTTTCGCAATCCCCGACTTTTCGAACTATTTCGTTCTTGACCCAACAGCAGTTGACGTGAACCGGACAGAAGAAGAAGAGGAGGAGCTGAAGGCACAAGTTGACGCACCCGACTCATTCACGAGATGGCATGAGTGCTCTTATTGTGGGCGAATCATTGACTGGGAAGAGAATCCTTACTGCTATGCTGATTGCCCAGGCCCCCTTCGTGCGCAAGTTTTCAACTTGACACAACCTGGAGTAGAGCACAACGAGCAGACAACGGATGACTCTCAGAATATGTTTCCCAAGAGTAACATGAGCACGACAACAGCAGAAGAACTTTGCATGGGAGAGAAGATAACGAACTTGAGACAACTTTGTAAAAGATTTGCCCCCACGACTCTAGGATATTCATTCCCCTACAAGACTGCTTCCGGACAATATTGTTTCCCCGGACCTCTCGCCCTGAACAACGACAATTATCTGTTTAACCAAATTGAAATTGACCCAGCATTCATGGGAATTGCCGGAACCGACGCTATCAGTGAACAAACAATTGTATTCCCAGTGAGTAAAGATCAGGACAACGTCATCACAGAAGCAGACGTGCCTGCCGTTCGGAAGTATTGGTCCTCAAATCCTCTTCACAGGGTTTCTTACCTTTTCCGCTTCTATCGTGGAGGCAAGAGATACAAGGTGATGAATCCTGTGACGAATGGAGTCAGAATCGAGAACGGTGGAATAAGACAATCCCAAGCGAAGTGCACAGCAAGAACCGCATATCAAACTGCACTCGACACCGTCACTTTCGAGTCCAATCGACCAGCTGAACCCATCTTCGCTGTGAGAGATTGGAGAATCGTCGAGAATGGAACGCTAGAAAACAGCAAGATCAGCGCGTTCACCACATTGGATCAGAACCCACAATTCGAGCATATGGTCTATCCTGATGTGAATGGAGTCCTTGAGTTCGAGGTCCCCTACTATGGGCAAATGCCAATCTCACTCGTGGGTGAAGGCACTTTAAGCTCGGTCGATGGACCATTGGTACGGAGATCCAAGATCTATCTTCGTAGGAACCACGATCCCAAGGGACTTGATCGTCCTATATGGAGCTATTGCGCGGACGAGTATTTCCCCCACTCCACAGACTGTGACCCCCAGATCAACGGGGGCAACAATGGAGGATTGCGTGGGGCATTCGGTGGTTTCACACTTTATGAGGCTGCCGCCGACGATTTCTCATTCGGCTACCTCGTTGGAGCACCAAAATTGAAACGGCTTCAACAACCTTAAATTTTCAAATCTACCTAATTTGACAGGTGAACGTAGATTTTCTTTTTCTTTAACCAAGAGAACAACCCTTTGGGTGGTCACTCTATATTACAACTATAGAGTCCTGACCGTATTGTCTAGTACAGATGAACCACCCACGGGGTGGATTAGTTTTATAGACTTACGCGGTTGGGTTCAGCCCATCGGTAATGATTCATGAAAATTAATTTGGTCGCAACAAAGAATAGTGTTGATTTATCTAAAATCTTTCTTTTTCTAATTGTAACGTTGTACTAGACACTATCCCCTAGTGAACAAATTGTTATGCTTAAACGCTAAACATTAG